AGTAGGTTTACGAAGTCGTCGAAATCAGTAGGCTTACCCTCGTGTACTACAGATACTGCGCTAGCTGGATTGTCTTTGAAGTTCAGTGTTCCCGGTATACGAAGCACCCGCGACACCTCGAAGACCGATGGATCGACGTAGAGGTCGTGGGTTACGCAGAGTTCGCGCAGTCGCGCAGCGACAGGCTCCCACTGCTCCCGAGTCACTTCTGCGGTTAGCGGCCAGTATACGTGTAGTCCGCGCCCCGAGTTAATGAGGATAGGCTTGGGTAGGCCGATGGTCCGACAAAACTTCTGCAGGGCGGCTAAGCCCGAGGCTTGGTCGATATAACCATCCGGTCTTTTGGTTTTCGGGTTTACTACTGCCTTGGTAGGTCCGCAGTCGATGTCCAGCCAGAAAGACTTAATGGCTTTGACGTTGCTCTTCTTCCGGCCTGATCCGTCAGTGTACTTCGCTACACCGAAGAAAACATTCCGCTCCTGTTGCACCATCAAAGCGGCAATTTCGTCTACTTCCTCGCGGGTCTCCACGAGGTACTGTTTGGTATTATCGACGCCCTTGATACCAAGCACGGCGAACCACCCCGAAGATGGCTGCACAGCGTTCAAGAGGTCAAAATGTGTCATGTGTACCAGTCAGCGAAAGCCACCCTCCGCATATGATTTAATACCGGTAAGCGTATGCCTTACGCGAACTGCGCGATGTAGGTCTCGATCAAGGAGATCAGCGCTGGCTGTGGGTTGGTTGTCCCTGCGAACCAGTTGTATACCGTCTGACGAGTAACCCCCATCCGCTGCGCTACCACCGTAACCGGGACGTTGTGCTTAACACACACCCGCCCGAGGCGGACACCCAGCAATTTGCTGGGTGCCCTCCGGTTAAGATCACGCAGGCGCAGGCTGTAGCCTTGCGACATACTTAGTCCTCGTCATCGCCCCAAGCGTTCACGATAGACGCAAGGTCACCGGTCACAACAGGGGTTTTTTCGGCGGCAGGCTTTGCGGGCAGGCTTTGCGCTGCGCTTCACAGGTGCGGCCACCGGCTCGAACACTGCTTCTTCTTCCTCATCCGGCTCAGCGGAACGAGTGACAACAGGAGCAGGCTTAGGTGCTTCCTGCTTAGGTGCAGACTTCGCCCCGTCAGTAGCAGCGACGGTAAGCTGCACGTACTTCTTGGTTTCGGGGTCAGCCTGTGCCGCCACAACCAGTGCATACTCTTCGTCGCTGATGCCGCGCATCGGGGTGAACAGCAGTTCCATGCTGTCAGCGTTCAGGTCGTAGCTGATGTTGGTAACAACCGTGTCAGGGCTTTCGCCGTTACCCAGAAGGTACTTCACGTAGCTCTCGAACGGATGCACGTTGCCGTTGCCCTTACCAAAGAGCGACTTGGCGGGCACGTTGAACTGGTAGACTTCACCGGTCGGGTCACCCGCGATAAGGATAGCGATACGGCGCTGAAAGCGGCAAGCGCGACCACCGTTCTCACCGGAACCCTTCACGTTCTTCGGGCAGTCACCGCAGTTGGAGTGCTGTTTGTTAGCGGCAGCGGCTTCCGGCTTATCGCCAAGGTTCGACCAGCAGTCAGGCAGCGTGGCCTTGGCATTGGGGTCGTACTTACCAGCGTAGTACGTGCGGCTGACCTTGGGCAGCGCGTCAACGATGATGGCATTGAACTCACCACGGATGGCGTTGCCGATCTGCTCACCGTTAATCATGCGCTTGAAGGTGCCGTTGGTGTTGGTGGCGATGCGGCGCATGTTGCTGGTGGCGGCGAGGGTCTTGGCAAGGCCGGTAAGCTCCCGCTTCGATGCGGTCGAGACCGCACCTGCTTGCTTGAAGATGGTAAGATTGCTCATTGGTTCCTCACTTGTTAGTCGGTTTACGGACTTGGATAACGTACTTGCGGTCACACTGCAGCCCAGCCGGGAAGGCTTCGGGGTTCTCTTGCAAGAACTGCTTCATGTTGCCGTTGTGGATGCGCTGCTCCAAGAGTTGCGGCACATCGTTTTCCTTGATGAAGCGGTACATCGTTTCCCAGTCGCTCGTCCAGTAGCGGGCGGTGATGCGCCGACTGATCGTACCGCTGGGGGTCTTGATGCTGTCGGCGTTCTGCTCGTTGCAGATGTCCAGCAGCTTGTTACTCACGATGTCGAGTTGGTCCTTGAGGGCAGTTATCGCTTCCTTGTGCTGCTCCTCTTTCTCGTCGATGGCGGCCCGGATTTTCCGGTAAACTGCCACCATATCACTAACGGGTAGTTCGGTCTCGGTCATAGTTGCTCCTTCGCCCTGAGGCCCCACTAGAATATCCTAACATTTTACAGTGTCAAGAGGCATCCGTAGCGATTTGCCTGTACAGGTCGATAATTTTCTCATGGTTGGTGATGTTGTGCTGCAGCATATGATATAGCTTAGCCTCTACGTCACTACCCCGAATGTGGACGACGGTCATGTTGTGCTTCTGTCCCGGACGGTTGATGCGGGCGTTGGCTTGCAGGTAGGTCTCCACGCTCGTCACAGGTGCGTACCAGATAACAGTGTTAGCTGCCGTCAGCGTCAGCCCGTGCGATGCAGCCTGTGGCTGGATGATAAGCACATGCGGGTCCTTGCGGGTCTGGAACTCCTGCACAATCTCACTGCGCCGGTTCACCGGCACCTTGCCGTTAATCACGTCGCAAGAGATGCCTTCTTTCTCTAGCCTCTCACGCAGTAGCTGGATGGTATGTGTGAAAGGCACGAAGACCAGCACCTTGTGGCTACTCTCCTCGATCACTTCCAGCACAGCCGTCAGGCGGTTGCTGACATCGAACTCGATCACCTCGCCAGTGTCCGAATAGACCGCACCCCCGCTGATCTGAAGCAGCTTGTTGATCTTGGTAGCGGCGTTGACCGCACTGACCTCCTCGCCCGCTGCCTCGAACAGCATCTCGTCCTTGAGCATCTTGTAGTAGGACATCTGCATCTTGGTGAGCGGGGCTTCGCGCTCCATGTAGGTGACATCAGGTAGATCGAGGCAGTCCTTCTTCTCGAACCGGATGGCCGGTTGCAGCACCCTGTGCACGATGCTCTCTGCCTGAGGCTTCGCTGCCCATTTGAACTGGGTGACCTTGTACATAACCTGATCCCGGAACGAGCCGTAGTACTTGGGGCAGTTGTCGGGGTTGACCAGCTTAGCCAACCCATAGGCGTCTAGAGGTGATTGTGCTGCTGGCGTACCAGTAAGCATCCAAAGGCGCGGCTTGATAGCGGCAACGATGCGGTTCAGCACCTTCCAACGGTTGGTCTGCGCGTTCTTGTAGGCGCTAGCCTCGTCCACCACGATCAGGTCGAAGCCACCGTTAAGGATGGCATCCTCTACCACAGCCAGCCCATCAAAGTTCAGGATGACGAACTCGTTGCCAGCGTTGATGATCTTCTCACGCTGCTTAGATGTACCGTGCGCCACGCTGCACGAGCGGTGCATAGCGAAGGTGAACAGGTCCTGCTGCCAAGCGGCCTTCATGATGGACAACGGGCAGAGGACGAGGACGCGCTTAATCTCGCCCAGCTTCATCAGGTAGTCCGCAGCCCAGATAACCGAAGCGGTTTTACCCGTACCCTGCTCGTTGAAGCAGAACGCTTTGTCGTTAAGGGTAAGGAAGGAGGCAGTCTCCTTCTGATGGTCGAACGGCTTATGCTTGCCCGTCCACTTGTACCGCCCCTTGATCGGTGAGGGCGGGTTGGCCACGCCAAGCTGCATGAGTGCCTTGGTCTCCGTGAGACCCCACTTCACTGCTACTTCGTATGTATCCCCATCCCGCTTATATACCGCGCTCTTCTTGATGTTGTCGGTTATAGTTCTGGGTTCGGTCGTTTTGACGAGTAGCACCTTATCGTCAACGCTCTGCATCACTTCTTCCGTTCTCGTTTGCTGATTTCTGACACCAGATTGTGCTTGCTGTCCCGCTTGAAGGAGCGGTTAGCCGACGCGCTCTCGACGCGCACACCCTGCTTGTTACTACCGCCCTTATCGAAAGCTACCTTGTGGGCGACATCCTTGCCGTCACCCTTGCTGACCTTGCCTTCCTTCATGAGCTTCCGACGCGCAGCGTTGCGGGCGGCGCGGTTCTTCTTCTGCTCAGGGGTGGCTTGATACTCGGCAGCGTTCTCGTACTTACGGTCGGCCTTGTTCTTGTAAGGCATCGTTACCTCCTCCGGTTCTTCGATTGCTCGACCTTGGGTAGCCAGACACAGTTCGTTGGTTCGTACCCTTTATCATTATCTACACGTTCAATCGAGCCTTTAGGAAACGGGCACTCACCCATGTCGGCGTAGAAACCCATAAAAGTACCCCACTGAGGGCATACACTAATACCGCGCCCGCCATATAGATGATACTTAGGATGCTTAGAGTAGTTGCACCTCTTGCGCATTGCGGTCCATACATTGAACTCGAATGTGTTGGTCTTACCGTGAGTCCGTAACCGTTGACTAGCTTGCTCATTCTTAAGGCAACCGCAACTAACTTGCTTCCCGCTGCTAAGTAGGTAAGGGCGTACGGCGCTGTACTTACCACAATCGCATTGTACGATCCACGCACCTTCTGGACCTCCCGTACGCCGACGATCCGGGATATAGCTTGTTGCTACTAACCGCCCAAAGCGCTGCCCTGTAAGATCGTTAAACTTACCCACTGCTACCGCCTCCGGGGTTTCCAATGTTCACAGGATGTTACAGGACAGAAGGAACATAGTCCAGAAGTTTTTGCGTTCCAGACACCACTCTCAATCGCGGCCTCAAGCTTATCTAGCTGCTCGTTGAACACCGATAGATAATTATCACGCTGCCCGGCAGCGTGAGTCTTTTTGGGGAACTCGTTGCTAACCACGTAGGCCAAGCCCGACTTAATCTTCTTCACCTCGGGGAAGTGCACAAAGATGGCACCCGCCATCAGGTCAAGCTGCTTCATGTCCGCATATTTGGCGTTCTTGCCAGTCTTGTAGTCGATCATGTGGGCGGTCTCGCCGTTCACGATCAGCAAGTCTACGACCCCCCGCCACCACACGTCCTTAGCAAAGAAGCCGCAAGGCTCGTAGCCTTTGTCCGTAATGCGGACACCCAGTTTCAACTCGGTGTACTTCTGACCGGGGAAGTTAGCCAGCGCTTCCACTACGCTAGCATATTGTTTGAACTTAGGCGGGATGGGTGTGCCGTCCTTGATGTACAACTCGGCAGCTTCATGGAAGTCGGTCCCGTACTGAGCAGCTTCCCCCGGCTCGTCCTTCACGTCCTTGACCACCTTCAGGTGGAAGTACTTCTTCGGACACTGCTCGAAGGTCTTTATGCTGCTGTAGGACCAAGCGGTCATAATGCTTCCTTTATCTGCCGCGCCGCGTTACGCACTTGAGCTATGGTGTTGAGCAGGGAGCGGCGCTCCCCCTCCTGCCTCTTACCACGGGGGTATATACCCACAAGGCGTCCAGCAAGCTTCACCTTATTGTGTTTTGTACCTTCTTCAATCCCCCAAGGGAGGCCCGTCCTATCTAGGGCCTCCCGCAGTTCCGCTGGTAGTTTCACCGTACCTTGCCCTCCAGACGATCAGCCACCAACTTGGCGTAGCCAGCGATGTCGATCCAGCTATCAGCGTAGTTCGATACTTCACACCCTGAACGAACTGCGCCTTGCTGGCGTAGTCACCGTAGTCGTTGCCACGCTCTTCCAATACCTGCACCACGTTGTCGTCTTCCGATGCCGCGAGGTTCCGGTAGTTGGGATTAGACGCCAGTTCCGACTCCGAGACCCCATACATGGGGGCAGAACCAATCCTAGAGTCTTCGGTTTCGAGCACCATCGACCGCATAACATTATACGCATGGCCGTAATTCATACCGACCTGCTTTGTGACTTCTACAACGCTGTAGCCCTGCCTAAACAGTTTGCGCGCCTTGTCGCTTTTCGTCAGTTTACGCTTAGTCATTTTAGTTGCTCCTTACTTTAGGTTTCCGCCCGATTTCAAAATGTCCCCGTTGTAGACGTAGGTCCCAACGTGGTCCAACTTCACGAAGGCATGGGCGTAGATTTTGCCCCCGTGTTTGCGAAACATCTCGCAAAAGTGGTAGTCCTCCGACAGCAGAGCGCCGCTGGCGTCGATGCTGGTAGCGAAGAACTCATAGGTCAGCGGCTTCTCGTACTCGCCGTCTGGCTTGATGAACGACGACACCCGGTAGGTCGGGACGTGCGGCTTGAGATGCTCAAACACACCCCGCTTGATGAGCATGAAGCCAGTGCCGCCATGGCGCACCTCGATGACACCGCGCGCGTCGGTCTCAACGTGCTTCTCGTTCACCATGTTGAACACGAAGGCACCGCCGTAGTCGTGCAGGTCTTCCTTACCAGCAGCCACTGCGCGCTTCACGCTATCCCAGTTCACTTCCTTTTTGGGGTAGATGCCGCACACGATGTCTTCGTCCACAGCCAGCAGGTGCGCCATAGCATCCCCATCGAAACCGATGTCGGCGTCGATGAACATCAGGTAGTCGCAGTCTGTCTCTAGGAAGATACGAGCAAGCTCGTTACGTGCCCGCGTGATGAGGCTCTCATTAATCATGTGCGCCCAGCGCACGTCGATACCCAGTTCACGCATCTTGTTCATGGTGGTGAGCAAGCCCAGAACGTACATCCCAGTACACATGCCACCGTACATGGGGGTGGCGATCATGACTTTGGGGCGCTTGATTTCGTCACTCACTTCGTTTGCTCCTTCTTGTGTTGGTATACCTGCCGTGCGGCGGCGGCGAGGGTCACGCCGAAGTGCTCAGCGATCTCCTCAAAGGACTTACCCTCTACGTACATATCCCAAGCCACCTGCCGCTTTTCGGGCGTCCACCAGCCAGCAGGCTTGCGAGGGCGACTAACAATGTTACCTGTCATCCCCTCAGATGTCCTGCTCAACGAGGGTGTCATGCCCGCAACCGTAGATGAGGTCGCCCAGCCAGCTTGACCGGCACGTAGTGCAGACCTTGCGGAACGGTGCGCGCTTCGGAATGATCTTGATCTGCCCAGTGGCAGTCTTGGCCTTCGGCTTACCCATTACCTCTTCCTCACTACGAGTTGATAGCCGACGTGGACGATCTCTGCCGTCTCACCGAAGATGTTGGTGAAGGCGTCGATTGCGATCTTCGGACGGTGCAGGGCGTCACGCGGGTTACCCCACATATAATCATCAAACACCACCAAACCACCCTGCTTCAGCAGCGGCCACGACATGCAGGCGTCCGTCAGCACGTCAGGCGCTTGGTGACTCCCGTCGATGTAAATGAAGTCGA